TTATAATGGATGCAATAATTGAGGCGTTAGCGAGTTACGGAATAGCGGGAATCTTCCTTGCGGTATTGGTTTACTACCTTAACAAGTTAACCGACATCCACAGAGATGAGCGCAAGGAGTGGCAAGTTGCAAATGATAAGCACGTAGAGAAGTTCAGCGAAGTGATTTCCGAGAACACGAAAGCACTTGTTGAGATGAGGGGCGAACTGAAGGAGAACCGTTGCAAAATGTAAAATGGTGCGCTATTGCACCAAAAGAATGTAACTGCAAAGATGGAAACTGTGACCAAAAAGACACGACCAAGCGCGGCAAAGATAGCCGCAGAGGTAATAAAGGAGTTCGAAGGGTTTGAAAGCAAACCTTATCTATGCCCAGCTAACGTACCCACTATCGGCTACGGTAATACAATGTACCCAAATGGCGAAAGGGTTACAATGAACGACCCTGAGATAACCGAAGAGCAAGCTACGGAGATGCTGATGGACACCATTAAATCGGTCGAAAAGCAAGTGAAAAACGTGGTGGAGGTAAAGCTTCCAGCGCATAAGCTGGCTGCTCTCATTTCATTCACCTACAACGTAGGCATTGGTAACCTTTCAAACTCAACTCTATTGGCTTGGTTAAATTCAAACCCTGAGTTTCCTCGGATTCCTGAGCAGTTCAGAAGATGGAACAAAGGCGGAGGCAAGGTTCTGAACGGGTTAATAAGAAGAAGGGAAGCGGAGGTCGCTCTATGGACTGGCGAGGGCATTTAATTACAGTTGCCCTTGCGTTCATTTTGGGCGTTATCGTGGCATGGAAAGGTTGCGGAAGCGAACCGATTACAAAAATCGTAGAGAAGCCAGTTCCTCAAACCCAATACGTTGACCGATGGAAGGTTGACACCGTTAGATTCGTCCGAAGAGAACTCATTACTCGTTATGATACTATCTACTCGGAAAAGATAGTTACTCGTTTAGATACATTGTTATTGATAGATACGGTTAGCATAGTTCAAACATGGCTGACAGAGGTGGCTAATTACGACACGACTATCAGCGATGTTCGGGTTAAGTGGTCGAATTATCAGAACAGAACCGAGAACCTGACCGTCCAGTACAAAAGAAAAGAACAGAAGTTCAGCGTTGGAGTTCATGGCTTGGTCGGGGTTCAGAGCGATTTCATCCAAAACACAAAGCCGATGTTCGGGGTTGGTTTGCACGGGTCAATTAAAAAGACCTATCTTAGCGCAAACTACGGCTACAATGGTCAGCACTTTATTGGGGTTGGCGTTGGTCGAACAATTGTAAGTAGATGAATTACTACTATTACCAAGATGAGGCGGTTCGCGCAGAGATAGACGAACTCCTACAGCAGAATGCCACAATCCAATCCAACTTAGGGACAGATTCCACAACCGAAGAACGGGCAGAAGCCAAACGGCAATGGATGGAATTGGCAAAGAAGATAAACGAAATCGACCCGAAATTCTATCGGGAACGAATAATGGCGCAGCACAGATGAAAGGAGAAATCGTAAAAGAGTATTTGGAGCATCCTGAGTGGGGAAGCCTTCCGAGTTTAACGCTTGCACGTTTGATTTATAAAGATAACGTGGAGGTGTTTAAAGATGTGGATGATGTACGTGGAAAGATACGTTACTATCGCGGTCAGCGAGGCAAGGCACAACGCCACAGGGCAACGCATAAGGCGGAGCCAGCAGAACACGCTAAAGCGTTAGGAGTCGCTAACCCGTTTGGACTTCCCGAATCTGACGAAGAAGAGTGGGAGCCGTTCGTTCTTCCCAAAGGCAATGACCGAATACTTCTTTTGTCGGACATTCACGTACCTTACCACAACATCCAAGCACTCACGAAAGCTATCGAGTACGGCAAAGAGAAGAAGGTAAACGCTGTGGTTTTGAACGGTGACACATTGGACTGTTACGCTCTTTCACGTTACGAAAAAGACCCACGAAAAAGGGGCTTCGCTGCTGAGTTGGAGGCTTGTCGGCAACTGCTCGGCATTCTTAAAAGAGAATTGGACTGCCCTATATACTTCAAGCTGGGCAACCACGAGGAACGCTACGAGGCTTACCTAAGAACAAAAGCACCTGAGTTACTTGGAACGTCTGAGTTTACATTAGACACTTTGCTGAAGTTCGGGGAGTATGGCGTTACGTTGATTCAAGACAAACGAATCATCAAAGCTGGTAAGCTGAACATCTTACACGGGCATGAGTTCGGGCGGTCGGTGTTCTCTCCAGTCAATCCAGCGCGAGGGTACTATATGAGAGCAAAGGCAAGCGTTATCTGCGGACACAACCACCAAACATCTGAACACACCGAGAACAACTTGGAAGGCAAGATAGTAACAACATGGTCTACTGGGTGTCTTTGTGAAATGAACCCGATGTATATGCCGATAAATAAGTGGAATCATGGCTTCGCATTTGTTCAAATTTCAGAGGGTGGAGACTTCGAAGTGGACAACCTCCGCATTATAAACGGTAAGATTAGATGATAGTCTTCCTTTTAACGTCTATTCTATTCCTTGTTCTGTTGGTCATTGGGTTACTTCTGTACATTGGTTACAAGATTCGCCAGTTCGAAGACACTCAAGACGTAATCTTCGATGCCGCAGTCAACGCGGAGGAGATGTACAACGAAATCCAAACCAACCAAGAGGCGATAATGAACGCCCATTTCAGACAGAATTGAGTTCAAACTAAAAATATTTTCACTTTTTTTGGTCTAACTATTGTGATTATTCAAAAGAATAGTTTTATATTTGGTGCATCATTAACGGGGTAACCCACTAAAAAAACAGAAAATGACTGCTTTAGAAAACCAAATCAACAAACTTTCAAAAAACGAAAGAGATTACTTTAACAAGTTGAACAAAATGGGTATTATAGGTGAAGATGCGTTGAGCCATGTGTTAATAGCATCTGCTACTGGATTGATAAAGAAGTAAAAACGGGGGGTAACGGGTAATGCCGACCCCACTTTAAAAACAGAACCATGAACCATTTACAATTCGAACTAACCATGTCTAACGAGCAAATACCAGCGTTTATTCGGTTGGTTGCTCTCAAAGCACTCAACGACCTACGTAATGGCGGAGGCACTACCCATGTTGAGCCGTTCATTTTTTGGCAACTAATAAAACACTCAGGAGCAGAGGCTGTCAAGTCAGGACTTTACACATTTGTCCGAGTGGTCAACGACAATAATTATGTTGACATTCAAACTTTAAATTCGTAAATTCAATTTTTATTAATCATCAAAAACAGAACGATGAACGAAACGCAGAAAGAGAGGCTTCAACACCTCGCAAAAGAAAACGGTCTAACGAAAGACCACTTCTTCAAAAGCCCACAAGGGTTCGTAATTATAACCCGACAAGGTATCGAGCGCATCCAAGCGCACAAGGGAATCCGAGTTAGGTATGAAATGGTACACCTGACAGACGACTGCAAGTTTGTAGTCATCAAAGCAATTGGAGAAATGTCCAACGGCAACGGTCTACCCGTTCAAATGGAAACCTTCGGGGAATCGGCACCAGCTAACACTCGCCAAACCTACCCTGTTGCGATGGCGGAGAAGAGAGCATTGAGCAGAGTAGTGTTGAAACTCTCAGGACTTTACGAAGTAGGGGTTTTCGGAGAAGATGAATCTGATGATTTTAAACGAGCGTAAGATGGAAGAGATGATATATGAAGCAATAAGCAACTCCGAGCAACGCTCAGAGGAATGGCACGCACAAAGGTTAGGGAAGTTTACGGCTTCCCGCTTTGGCGACCTTATGACCAACGGAAGAAAGAAGGACGAGGTGCTTGGACAGACCGCCATCAGTTACATCTACGAGAAGGCTGCGGAACTCCTGACCGGGCAAAGAACCGAAATCTTCGGCAAGGCTCTTGACTGGGGCAACGAGTACGAACCAATCTGCAAGGCGTACTATTCAGAACTCAGGGGCGTAAGCATTGAAGAGATGCCGTTCGTTGAGATAAACGACTACTCAGGTGCAAGTCCTGACGGCATGGTAGATGGCGAACTGATAGAAATCAAATGCCCTTATAATACCGCGAACCACCTCAAGACTGCGTTCGAGGGTTACATAGACCAAAAGTATATGTGGCAGATGCAAGGGCAGATGCTGGCTACTGGAGCGTTAGCTTGTCGGTTTATTTCATTCGACCCACGCATCAAGGACGAACGCTTTAAGCTGATTGAAATCAGAGTAGAAGCAGACCTTGAGATGCAAGAACAACTCCGCGAACGATTGGCGTTTGCAAATGATTATCTTCGTAACCTTTTAAACTCTAAATAATGGAAAGTAAAGTAGTATTCGTGGACGGTTTGAACGTCTACACACCGAACGAGAACGCTCCTGACTGGGTCAAGGCGGACATGGTCATCAACCCGACCAAGCTAATCAAGTGGCTGGAGCAGAATGACCAGTACCTCAAGGAGGGAAAGCATGGTCTTGAGGTTCGACTTCAGGTCAAGCAGTCAGCGCAAGGAAAACTCTACGCAAGCGTTGACACCTACGAGCCGAAACTTAAGGAAGAGGTAACCGCTAAAACGGTAACCGTAGACGATGGCGACCTCCCGTTCTAAAATCGTCAAAGAGTTGGACAAGGCATTCAGTCGGTTTATCCGATTGAGTGCCGCCAATCTTGACGGATATTGTGAGTGCTACACTTGCGGCAGAAGTTACCATTGGAAAAAGATTCAATGCGGACACTTTATGTCCAGAGCAAGGTACGCCACGAGATGGCACGAGGACAACTGCCGACCACAATGCTACGGGTGTAATGTAATGCAGCAAGGTCGACAATACGACTTCGGGTTGAATTTAGATAGAGAACGCGAAGGGTTGGCGGAAGAGATGCACCAACTCAGTTTAACAACGGTAAAGTTCGCAACGTGGGAACTTGAGGAGATGCTCCAAGAGTACCGGGACAAGGTCAAGTCCTTAGAATCCTAAACTTCCTAAACATCCTGAGTGTGTTTTTTTTCGCATAAATGTTTTGGATATTCAAAAGTAATTCAGATATTGCACCAATCAAACGGGGGTCGCGCATCCGTAACGCGAGATAAAACAAGAACAATGGAATACTATTTAAACGAATACACTTACCGCGAATGCTGCGGGCAATCAATCCGCGCTTGCGATGGTTGCGACTGCTACGAGTGCGAGACTTGCGGAGAATTGAACTTTGAAGAGTGCGCTCCTAATAATGGTTACGAGTGCATTGATTGTTACACTTTAAGAACTGAAGAGGAATGATGATACAAGCAAACCCTGATGCATTAGTTGTATATATAACTATTCGTCAAACCACATTCTACATCGACTATTCAATGGACGAACCAATAGTTGAGATGTGGGAAGAAAAAGAAAGCGAAGTAATAACACTAAAGCCTAAAAAAGATGATTCCAATACCCAAGATTGACGAAGTGATAGCGGAGGCTAACGCCAAGAATATAACCGCTTACCGAATAGCAAAAGACACGGGGCTATCAACTCAAACCGTGTATGCTTACTTCGCTGGCGAGAAGGTCAGCGTTAGAACCCAAGAACGAATCATCAACTACATAAACCAAAACTGATGTACTACAACACGAACAACGAAGTCGGGACAGAACTTAAGAAGTCCCAAGAGAAAGCCAAAAGTCAGGATGAACTTATCTTGATTTACTTTAGAAACCACGACCAGCTCGGGGTAACGCCTGAGCGAGTTCTAAGGCACTTCAGAATTATGGAGCCGTTATCATCTGACAGATGGGCAAACACTCCTATAACTTCCATCAGAAGGTCGTTCTCGAACCTCCACAAGAAGGGCTTAATCGAGAAGGCTGGGTATAAGATAGAAGGCGATTTCGGTAAACAAATAAATGTTTGGAGATGCAAGTAATACGACTATCACAAAGCCTAAAGGAGCAACTCGTTAAGATAATAGACCTACACCAAGGCTACTTCGGAGAGGATTGCCAAACGCTACTGGCCGCAATTCAAGGAGTGTACTGCGAAAAGCACATCGACAAAAGTTGCAAGGACATCATTAACAGAGTTGAGCAAGCTACAGGCATCGGATATTCAGCGATGAAGGCAAGGACACGGATGAGGAATGTAACCATTGCTCGACAATACGCTATGTACAGAGTTCATCGGGAGTTATACGGAAGCGGGTACTCTTTATCGGACATTGGCAAGATGTTCTTTCGCGACCACTCAACGGTTCTTTATTCAATAAAAACTATGAGGCAGGCTCTTCAAGTTCAAGACAAGTTGGTTAAATCAATTCACACGAGATATGGAGAACTGGAAAGTGAGGGTGCTTGATTTCATCATGTGGACATTAGGATATGAAAGAGATGAAGAAGTTTAAAGTATTGAATCTATACGCTTGCTTGGGTGGCAATCGTTACAAGTGGGACGAAGTGGCAGAAGAGGCTGGTATTGATATGCAAGTTATTGCTGTTGAATTAGACCATGAGTTGGCTCGGTTGTACCAAGAGCGGTTTCCGAATGATACGGTAATTGTAGCTGATGCACATCAATACTTGTTAGACCATTACAAAGAGTTTGATTTCATTTGGACTTCACCGCCTTGTCCTACGCATAGCCGAGCGAGGTATTGGGGATTTGGTGCTAATGGAAAGAAGCCAATCTACCCGGACATGAAACTCTACGAAGAGATAATTTTCTTAGAGCATCACTTCAAAGGATTTTATGTTGTTGAAAACGTAAAGCCGTATTACGAACCAATGCTAAATCCAATAGAAAGAGATAGACATTTGTATTGGACTAACTTTAATTTACCAAACATTTTAAGCAATAGGAATAACTCTGGTTGTTTAAATCAAAAAAGCGTGATGCAGGATTTATGCGATTTTCACGATTACGACTTTAGAAGATACAATGGTGAACAAAGGGTTTTAAAAATAGCCCGTAACCTCGTGGACTACGAAGCTGGTCGAACAATCTTTGAAACGGCTCTCGGAATTATCCGCAAGAAAGACGTTACGCAAACTGAACTATTTTAATTTCCAAGTGGCACAAATTGTTAATTTTGCTACTTACTAATGAACGCCTGACAAGCGTTTATCTGAATGCTCAAGAAATGAAGAAACTATTTTACGGGGTTAAAACAAACGGGCGGCTACTTGAGCGGCTGACCGGGAGGGGCGCAGTCAACGCCAACCCCTTTCTTTTATAATGGCTAAAGACCCAGCATTTTTATTTTACGCGCAAGATTGGATAACGGGAACGTTGACAATGACTATGGAGGAGCGCGGTCAGTACATTACAATTCTATCAGTAATGCACCAAACTGGAAGGATGGACGAGAAAACCATTAGGTTTTTGGTAGGTAACGTCTCGGATAACCTAAAAGCAAAGTTTAGCATTGACAAGGACGGGAAGTGGTTTAACAAACGTCTTGAAGATGAGATTGAAAAACGCGCCAAGTTTTCTGAATCAAGAAGAAAGAACGGTTCAAAAGGTGGCAGACCAAAAGCAAGTGCAAAACCTAGTGGTTTACCTAATGCTAAACCTATCAATAACCATACTGAAGATGAAATTGAAAATGAAAATACTTATCAAATAGGTAACGATTTTGATACTTTCTTTAAAGCATACGGTAAGCAAGTTGATAAGATACCTTGCCAAAGGGAATGGCTGAACATCGAACGAGAAGAACACGCCAAGATATTGGAGCACGTTCCAAAGTATGTAAATTCAACGCCTGATGTAAAGTTCAGAAAGAAGCCATTGAATTACTTAAAGGACAGAACTTGGTTAGACCCTGACCTTCCAAATCAGAATAAAGAACCCAAGGTTGAACGCTATAAACCCAATTTGATATGAGCATTGAGAAACAAATACTTGGGAGTCTAATTGCAAACCCTGACAAGTTTGTAGAGGTCAGCGAGATAATAAGCGAGAACTCGTTTATTGATATGGATGCGAAGAATGTCTTTGCTGTATTTAGAAAACTTTACGAAGCGGGGAGCAAGATAAGCCTTGTTCTTCTTCAACAGAGGGTCAATCAAACGGAACTACCTTGTAATATCATTGACCTAATTGACTACATGGATTCGGGGTCGGCACTTTACGAACATTGCCAGCTACTGAAAGAACACGAGGTAAAGCGTGAGCAGTCTAATTTAGGAATGACTTTAGTTACGCGGGCTGGAGATATCAGTCAAGACCCGTTTGAAACCAATGATTATCTGATGAACGAGGCGGAACGAATTGTGTCAATGGTTGACTTTGGAAAGACACAGACCAATATGGAACTGATTAAAGCAGTTACCAAGAAGATGGAACTGGCAAGCCAAACGAGCGGAATAACAGGGTTAAAAACAGGGTTCAAAGACCTTGATAGAGTTTACGGTGGTCGTCAAAATTCAGACCTTATAATTAAAGCGGCACGTCCAGCTATGGGTAAAACGGCTCAGGCACTTTGCGAGGCAATGAACATAGCTTTCGAGGACAACAAGAAGGTTATCTTCTTCAGCTTGGAGATGAGCGCGGAGCAGTTGATGCAGAGACTTGTCAGCATCCATACTGGAATACCTTTGAGCAAAATAAGAAGCGGAAGGTTAGACCCTGAGCAATGGGGTAGATACAACGAGGAGGTTAACTACTTGCTTAATGAGAACCTTATAATAGTTGACGATGTCTACACGCTCAACGGAATTAGAACTCGTTGCAAAAAGCTGAAGATGAAAGGGCAGCTTGATGCTATTTACATTGACTATCTCCAACTGATAAACCACAAGGTAGCTGCTGGACGGTCAAAGGAACAAGAGGTAAGCGAAGTATCACGGGCGTTAAAGATGCTTGCAAAGGATTTGAATGTTCCTGTGGTATGTCTCAGTCAGTTATCGAGGGCTGTTGAATCAAGAGGAGGAACTCACAAGCCTATGCTATCCGACCTTCGCGATTCGGGAGCAATCGAACAAGATGCTGACATTGTTGAGTTCATCTACCGACCTGAGTATTACGACAAGGATAATGCGGAACTGTTCGGGGTTGCCTATGTCATAATTGCAAAGAATAGAAACGGGGCTTGTGGAGATATTGAAATGAAATTTAGACATGAATGTACTCGGTTTGAGAATGTAGGAGATACTTACGATGTGCCAATTGAACAACCGAAAAGTGTAATGAAACCATCTACTAACTTTGAAGCACCTTTCTAATGGCACGACCAAGACACATCAAGGAAATAATCGAGTCTATGACTGGTAACAAGTATCAATCTTACCTTCAGTCTGATGACTGGCAAAGAAAAAGAACGCGAGTTCTTCAGCAACGAGGCGCAAAGTGCGAGGTCTGCGGAATCAAACACAGATTGCAAGTGCATCATCTGACTTATGATCGGCTCGGGAATGAACTACTTTCCGACCTTAAAGTGTTATGCTGGGCTTGCCACGAAAGGGAACATGGGTTAAGATGATTTGAAGAGGTCTAATATTTTGAATTAAAAGCTATGAAAGAATACAAAACGACAATCAAAACAATGGTGTACGGGCAGCTATTCGTTTACGCACTGGACGAGATGCGAGGCACAAACCATTTCAAGCAGCAGTTAAAAGCAAAGGGTAACTCTTTTCAGATGGAGGTAGAGAAGTTTCTCAACACGGCTTACGGAGGTGGCAATACCGACCTGACGATTATCGAACTTTTAGAGCATTGTCAGAGCAAGATTGACGAGATAATAGAGAACGAGGTAACTTTTGTTGATTGAGTTTGAAATAAATAACTACATTTAAGCCCGTGAAAGACCAAGCGGCAATCGACCTACTATCTGACCAAGAGTTATACGAACTCGCGCAGAAGCTATGCAATTGCCCGGATGACCTTATCCAAGAGGTGGCTCTTCTTCTTTTAGAAATGCCTGACGAGAAGTGGCAGCAGATAAATGAAGGCGGTTATCTGAGGTTTTACGTAGTTCGGACGATGATGACAATGGCGACATCTAAACGCTCCAGCTTCTCGAAGTTATTTGACCTCCACAACCACAAGAAGGTAGACCACGAGCGGGAAGACTACGACTGGGATAAGGAAAACGACATTACCCTTTTGGAGATTCTAATTGAGGAATTGCATTGGTACGACAAGGAGGTTCTGAAGTTATGGCTGGAAGAAGGCAGCTACAGAAAGGTCGGCAAGAAGGTCGACATACCTTACAAATCTATTGGAAACACAGTTAATAAAGCACTTGAACAACTTAGAAATAACTACTATGCTATACATCTTGAGCGCATTATCCGCGAGCGTATTAAGCTACCTTTGGATTGAGGTACTCGCGATTGACCTACTTCTAAAAAAGTGGATGGGAATGGACGAGAGTTATTCGTTTAAACCGTTAGACTGTCGGCTTTGTATGTCGTTTTGGTTTGGGGTTCTTTATTGCGTCAACGACCCTGAGGCTCTTCTTTACGTTCCTTTGCTGAGTGTGTTCTTTGAGCGTTTGATGTGGAGGTTCGAACTATAACCGAGTATTTGAAACAAGACCCGGACTGGGCTAAAATTCTAAGCATGGACAAAAACGAAGTTTTGCTATTTATATCCGAGAGGCTCGACCAAATAACAATGATGGGACAGGGGCGTTACTCGGGAAGAATCACAAGAGATGAACAGAAACTCTACCAAGATGCTTGGAGTTACATCGACCCGAAAGCGAAGGTCTGTTTCACCTGTGGGAGAACTCCGCAGTTAATGAGTGTTGCACTATTAAATTTTTATCAATGCCAGCAAGACAATGCGATAACGGAAAGTGGAGATGGGGACAAGGCGACTGCATCTACGACTCCAAAAAGGAAGCGGAGAAAGCGGGGGTCGCAATCGAAATAAAACGTAGATTAGATGAGGCAAAACGAAAAGCATGAGAACTACGGGCTTTACATAACCCAAAACACCTACCAAATGAAGTGGTATTGTTTTGATATGAAAGCCGCAGATGA